TGCGCAGAGAGCAGAACACCATTAGTCATTCCAGCGCCCAAACTTCCGCCCGCGTCGAAGGCGATGCCATCAATCCTAACATTGATCGCTGGTGTAGAGTCCGTTAGCAGGCTGCGGCCCATAAGGCAATTGATCGTATATGTACCAGTCGCCGCCCGCGACACACGCGGCTTGCCAACGCCAACGATGTTCAGTTGGTTCGACGCGTTTGTTCCTGATGCTACTGTCCCGAGCGCCACGGCGCATCTGTATGCCTCGCCATCAGCGGTCGCGCCCCAAGTCCAGTCACCGTCGATGTAGATTGTCCCGCCGCCAAGTGGCATGATGTAGTCGCGCGCCGAGCGTAACGCAGCGCCGAGGTCGGTCCTGTCAGCAGCCCACCATCGCGCATACACCGCGTTAGTGTCGCACTGTCTTACCCACGCGCCAGAACCTTTGCCTGTGGTAGCGTCGATAACAACTCCACCGTCAGCAGTGTATCCTGTGGCCTCATAGCGGAACGCGCCTCCACGCAAAGCGTCTGTGACCAGGACGAGAGTGGACGCTCCGCTGTACGCTGCTAGCGCGGTCAGGTCCGCGACGATGTTTGTGTAGGACTGAACGATGTTTGTGTAGGACGGAACGCTGTTCGTTACCCACTCAGAAATCCCCAGCAAAGCCCTGGCCGTGGCTTTGTCGGTTTCATTCGTGACATCAGTGCGCACGAACACGTTGCTCTTGATGATCTGCGCTTGGGCCATCCCGCACAGCGCAACTAGGAGAATCAGATATTTGGTGAAGTGCATAGTGCGATAACTGTTGAATTGTTTGCGTTGTGTTGAACGGACGCGATTCGATAGGACTTGCTGTTGTAAGTGATTTTCTGTCCGGTTGTCGGAGTGCTGCCAGGTCGGAATGCAAACGACATGGTAAGCTCCTCTTCCTTGCCGCCAACTGTCACAGTGTTCCCTTGTTGTATGTGCGCCGGCACGCAGGCATAGCTTGTACCAGAATATGTGAGCGTGTCTGATACTGCGCTCAGTAGTACAGTTGCGCCTTCGTTTGCTATAGCGGCTAATGGCATATTAGACGAGTTGCTCCCAAGCAGAGCCATTCCAGAAGTAAAGGCCCTGGAATGACGTCGTATAATGAAGTGCGAATGCGCTTTTACCAGCGTCCAATCCAGGATCATCAGTAGGAGCGTCGCTAACGATATTGATGACTGTAGTCCCACTACCTGTCCCACTACCTGTTACGCTAGACCCATAACTAATGCTGAGCGTCTCACCAGTGTTTGCGTCGCTGATAGCAGTACCGATCGCAGATCCAGTGCTATAAGTCTGCGCCAAACCTCCAGCCGCAACCGCAACAGCATCCCCAAATTGAATTCGAGAACACTTTATGGACAGAGCGAGTGTGCCGCGGAATGCGGCCACCGGAGTGACTGTAAGACCGTCCGTCGTTGTCGCTTCAATCGTGACTGACCCAGACTTGCTAAGAGTCGGTATCGTGCTACCACCGAACGCGATTGAGAACGTGCCCGCTGTGTGTGACGATACAACCCAAGTGATCGTATACCTGCGGCCTGCCACCGGCGCCTTGGGGTAACTTAGCGCGCTTGTGTTCGAGGTTGTGTGCGCCCAGCCAGCAACCCACCCACCAGTCCAGTTTGTGCTGGTCCAACCGCTCGCGCTCAGAAACTCGATTGAGTCAGTGGCAGTCACCCCGGCAGGATCGCCTGAGACTGGATGAATCGTCACGATTTCACCTGTGCCTGCGCTGTTCGCGCTAACGCCGATGGGAGTTTCACCAGCGCCGCAAAGTGCGCATTGTGTTGCAGCGGTGCCGGCCTTGACAAAACGGTTGGCTGTGACTGCCGACTCTGCGATTCGTGTGATAGTCATTGCGCGCCTTTCTTAATGCTATTAGTCAGCCCGTGAGTCAGCGTTGCTGTCGAATACTGCGCCAGCGCCAGCGGGCACAGCATGAGAAGCAGTGTCGAGAGTAAGAGCCTTTTCATTTTGTGTCCGCCTTGCTCACGCGCTGGGAGAGGAACATAACCCAGCGCGTGAGCTGGGGCTGGTTGGTTAGTTACTTGACCTTGCGTTTCTGCTCTTCGGAAGTCTGCTCCGGCTTCGCAACACGAAGCTTCTTGAACTCGGAGGCGAACAGGACTTCGACCCACTTGCCAGTCGAGTGTGCCGCGCGCGCCTCCGCGAACTCGCGCCGTTGCTCGGCATAGGGAATGTCTACGCCGTGGATAATCGCGGTCTTACCTGCCGCGTCGATTCCCAGCGTGATTGCTCGTCTCATAGTGTTACGATCTCACAAGGATTTTCAGTTTGTTGGTGTCACCGGCTGCGGCACCGAAGACAACATCGTAGGATGCCCAGGTGGTACGCGACGCATTCGAGAACCACGAGCACGCAAGCACGGTAAGTCCGAGTCCTTCGACTGTGGCAGTTTCCGTGACAATGCTAGAACCACTGCCGAACGAGACCGGAAGACCGCTAGCAACTGCGATCGCATCAGGATCACAGACAACGCCAACGGTATTGGACACGGCGCCGGTCCAGTCGTTCTGCGCTACAACCATGTCGAAGCCGTAGGGCTTCAGGCCTTCGCGTCCAGGAATGTCACCGCTCGTAAGCCCGAAGTAGTTCACGTCCTTCGGCAGCAGGTATGCGAGATGTCCCCAATCGAGCACCAGATTTTTTCTCGGCCAGTTTTTGGCCAGCGCCAGAATCGCCGGCAGATCGTCGCGGTCGAAGCTGGCAGCCGCGCCGATAACAGTGACCCCACCGCCGTAGGTAGCAGTCGCAAGCAACGTGGTCCAAATGCTGGAGATTTTCTTGGCGAGATTGATGGTAGCTCCCTCGGCAAGAGTGGCCATGCGGAAGCCCTGATTCTGCGCGGCATTGTCCAGGTGGAAGCTCGCAGTGTACTGGTTCATAGTCACGCTGATTGGGTCAAGTTTGCTATCGCCAGACTCGAAGTTCGTCGCGTTAGTCTGAACCGTCGGACCGCTCGTGTGTTTCGCGACAACCACAGTTGCTCGCGGTCGAATCCGATCCAGTCCGAAGTCACGAGAGAAAGCAGCCAGAGGAGCGAGTTGCACTTGCGCGGTCTGGACGAACTGCTCGGCCAGGAACGCTGGGACCAGGGTAGTACTCAGAGTGTTCGCGTTCATCGGGTCATACCCACGAAGTCGATGAAGTTCCGGCAGGTGATTGCGCAGAAACTCGTAACGTTCGCGTGTGCCTTTCGGTTTCTTCTCCAAGTCGTTGAGAAGAGGATTTCCGATGTTCACAACGCCGCTCGGCTGTGGAGTCTGATTCTCTACCACCGGGAACGCCTTGAGGTTTTCGAGGAGTCCCTCGTTCTTCAGCACGTCCGGCAGCCACTTGGCAACGTCGATGCTGGGTCGCGTCGCGGCAATGTTGTGGAGCTGGTTCGTGATCCTGATTTTCCGCTCGGACTCAAGCGCCGTCCGCAGGCGCTCAAGTTCCGCGTTGTGATCAATCACGTTCACGGGTCTGATGTCCGGCTGAGGGTTAGGCCCCGCCGTGTTTGTTGGGTTATCCATAGGTTTCGGCTGGTTTGTGTTTTTCTTTTCCGTCTTGGCGGGGCTTAGTCCGCCGCCCGCTCCAGGCACACACTTGAAGCGGGAAAGGTTGAAGTTGTTAGGTTGCGCCGTGCTGTCTGTGACTTCATCCGCAAGCCCGATCTCGTGTGCTTCGATGCCATCCATCCAGGTTGTGGCACGCATGAGGTCACGCATCTTCTCTTTCGACTTGCCAGTCTTGTCAGCGTACATTTGCGCAACCCGGTCACTCTCATTGTCAAGTAACTCGGCCTGCTCGCGCATAGTCTCAGAGTCGCCGATTACGAAGCCTTGTGCGTCGTGAATCATCATGCGCGCGGTCTTCGGCATGACCACCTTGTTAGCCGCGCACGCAATCCAGCTTGCGGTGCTAGCCGCAAGCCCATCGACGTACGCAGTAACGTCGGGCTTGCGCGAAGCTACCGTGTTGTAAATCGCAAGCCCGTCGAACACGTAGCCGCCGGGAGAGTGTATGTGCAGGTCGATAGGGCCTTGTGGAATCGCGTCCCACGCTTCGAGAAACTCCTTCGGATCATTGCCGCTGCCATCCCAGTCCCTGCCAATCATTCCGTAAAGGAGGACTTTCGTGCTCTTTGCGCTGTTCGTGATTTCCCAAAACGGTTTCACTTCTTTTCCTCCTCTTCAGTGTCAGGCTTCTCCTCCTCTTAACTCGGAGCTTGCGCGGCCTGTTGCTTTCCGTTGATGTTCGCAATGTCACCAGGGTCGACACCGTACTCTGCCGCGAGCTCTTTGATGTAAGCAGCCTGCTCTGCTTTCCTGCGAAGCACCGTGCGCCAGTCGAGTCCCCTCGGTGAAAGGATAGTCTCCAGGTCGTCCGTTCCGGCCTGGAGACTTTGGAGGTTAGCCGACATAGTATAACCTATGTCAACGTTTACTCCTCTTGGCGGGAGCACATTCGCCGCCCAGTATTCGGTTGGCGCTCCGGATAGTTCCGGTGTGTTCCGAGCGACGGACATAACATAGCCGTAGATGTCACGACACGCATCGGCAATGACGCTTGAACGCTGGGCGAAGAAAGATGCAGCTAGGTCGAGGCTCCCGCGGTACACAGTCCCTTGCATACTGTCTGGGTCTACCATCACGTAGGGAATACCTACCCCAATGCAGATCGCTTTCGTGATGAGTTGCCAATGTTGGCGCTGTTGCTCTGTGGGTCGAGTTGCAATGAATTGCTTGATGTCTTCACCGTTCCCTAACGCAATGGCCATTGCGCCTGTCGCATCCTCGATTAAGTCCGTGGTTGTCTCGGTTGTCGCTGCGCCGCCCGCTGTGCTGTTGCTGCGAGTGACCTGTGACCTGCGGAATCGGAGCGGGTCGAATGTTCCGGTTGCATTCGTCTTCAGCACACCGAGAGTCCCGGCCAGCTTTGCAACCTGCATCTCAAGCTTCCATAAATCATCAAGATCATGGAGCGCGTTGAGAACAGGGGATAGAAACGAAGTCCCGCGATACTGTCCTGGACGCTGTGGCTCGAATAGGTGCCACACCCTTTCAGCGGGTACAACCTCGATTAGCTTGAGTCTTCCCGCGTCTTCCTCAGCGTGAACTGCGTATCCTGTCGGCCTCCCGTTCGAGTCAACGAATATCCCATCAATCCACTGCTTGTTTTTCTCCTGTCCGTCTGGCGTGCGGATCAGATGGCCCTCGATGATCTGCACCCTCGGCCCGACCCGGCCCATCGACTTCAACACGAATGTTTCGCCGTCGATGAACCATGTCCGCGCCATCAGGCCTTGCAGTGTGCCGAAGCTTTGCCTGCTCGTGGCATCCGGGAACTTGCACCATGTCTGCCACCAGTCACTGGCCCGCTTGTTCCATTCGTCATCCTCCGTTGAAGGCTGAACCACTAAGCCAGTGCCTACCGTGCCAGACTCGAAAATGTCAGCTAGCTTGTTGACGAGCCACGAGTTGCGCTCGTAATACCTAGCCTTCTGGGCGAGTGTCTGCCTGGACGCTGTTGAAATATCGAATCGCGCTGAAGTGTAGGTGGATTGAATCCGACTGCGCCGCGTCGAATACTGCGCAGCCTCATAGACGTTGCCAACGAGTAACCTGGCCAGCCAATGGCGGAGCGCGTTTACCATTGGTTCATCCCCGCGAATTCAACCGAATGCTGATAAACGTCCGGCAACCGGCCTGTCATTTCGGCAGCAATCTCGGCGTTGGTAGCCTCGTCGTCGTCGAGGTAGGTTATGCAAGTGTCGCACAACTCCAGAAGCCGTTGCCACATTTGGACGGCATCTTGTTGTGACATGCCAGCGGAAGCTGGATCAAAGAAGGAAGTGCTAACGCCGTTCATGCTGACGCTAGCAACTGACCGACCAGAGGATACGTCGCCGAAAGTAGAAGCAACCTTAGCAGCTAACCAAGTGCGCAACGCCCCAGCGCTGGCTTGCGACACCGCGTAGGTGACTGCCGCCCGGTAGGTTGATGCTGCTATTTGCGCCACGCGAATAAGGTACGCGTGGGCAACTAAACTAGTCTAGTGGTAGTTGTGGCAGTTGCGGCAGTTGCGGCAGTTACGGCAAGTCATCAATCAATCCCATAGCCCGTAGTGCTTCTATGACCTTCCCCTTGCGATACCGAACGAAGCGCAGGTTGAAGACTCGCCGCGCAGGCTTCAGCCCCCATCGCGTTTCATTGCGACGCACCTGGTCGACACTCACGTCGAGCAGTCGTGCAATGTCCTTGCGCGATAGGTTGTCACTCATTGCAGCGGCAAGCACCATTGCAGGCGCTGGATAAGTGCTCGCACGTCGGCTTCTTCCAAGACCGCGAACAGTTGATCTTTGTTGAAAAGTCCGTCGCGGCATTCGCAGTTGAAGTCCATCTTCAACGATTCTCCGGTTTTCTGTGCGCGGTCGAGTTTATCGCAGAAGTCACCGGTGTCGTTTGATTCTATGGCTCCGTTGATTGATTGCGCGAGAAAGTCCGCTTCCCATGTCTGACCCTTGATTTGCAGTTCGCCAAACAGGTATGGCTCATACTTGGAAAAGACCGTGTTTTCGGGCATCGCTCTGAATTGTTCAAGGTTCAGTATTCTCATGTTCCTCTTATTCCGTCGGCAGTGTTGGCATCAGGCCACACCACATTGCAAATGCGAGTTGCATTACCTCGCAGTCAAGCAAGTGGTTCGGCCATCTCTGACTGCGCTTCGTCCACGTCCGAGTTGTCTTGCCTGTCTTTTTGCTCGGCTGTTGGTCTAGGTACTCAGCATCCAAGTGTTGCCAATACTCCTCAGTAGCTACGTCCTTGGCCACAGCCCATGTTATCGACAAGTCTTTCGCTTGCTCTGGGTCGCGCAACACTGCGAGCAAGTCCTTGAACCAGTCCGATGCGAATTCGAAAAGGACAATCTCAGCCTTGCCGGCATCGGACGTTCCAGCAAACGGGTCGATGAACCTTGTGAAGTACGGGGCTTGTGCTTGCGTGTCCGGCTGTTTCCAGGTCTTCCGGTGCGGCATTCCCTTTGCCGGGCACCATCCAGTCCCGAAGTGTTTGCCGCGTTCCTCAAGAAAAGTGAACTCTGAGTAAGCAGCGCAACGCCGATACACTTCTGCGTCCGAGCGCGCACCCCAGCCTGAGTCAACCATGACGCCAGCATCAGGAACATTCTCGTCGGTCTTGATCTTGTGTAAGTCTTCCCATGTCTCAGCGTGCCCAGCCTTCACTGCGGTCGACACCGTGCTAGTCTCTGAGTGTTCCCATGTCCGAACAACGTACCAGAAGTGCGGGCTTCCGTGCTGGCAGTCAACCGTCATTATCCTCGATGCCTCAGCCTTGGCTTCTGGTTTTGAAACGACAACCTCGACCCTCTGAGTCCGCATGTCCTGCCGCATGAATGGCTCTGATAGCGCGCCGTTGACGAAGCCGCGCAACCCAAGGAATGACTTCTTCGCACGGAGGAACGCGACAGCCAGCGCACCGAAGCTAGTCTGTGTCCCCACAGCGTAGAGGCTTGGAAGGTGGTAGGAACGAAAGCCGCGTGTCGTGGTAGCCGTCGCCGTGGCCACCCATCGGCCCTCGCGGATCATGCGGGTCTTCGCGCTGTCAGGTATGTCTCCTCCGCAATGCGGACATACTGCGTGCGCGCTCCGCGCCACACGATCCAAGTCCCATGATCCGTCAGCGCGTTTCGCTGTAGAGTCCCATGCTATCCAAGCCTCGCACCCAAGCCTAGGCATCACGCAGAACTGTTCCGACCATGCAAATACAACCGGCTTGCGACACAGCGGGCATGGGACTTGGTATCGCCGCTGGTCTCCTTTCATGAACTCTTGCCAGATGAGCCCGTCCTCTTCCGTGGGCGTCGAAGCTTTCACCCTGAGCGGGTTTGTAAAGCTCTTGGTCCTCTGCTCTGCGAGGTTCACAGCGTCTGCTTCGGATCGGACTTCCTTCGGGAATTTGTCAACCTCATCCATGATCACAACGCGCGCGGGGCGGCTGGCAAGGTTGGCAGGCGAGTTTGACCCAACGAAGTTCACAAGGCTTGGACCAAACTCTTGCTGGAGCAGTGTCATCCCCGTGCGTTTCGCTGATCCCGTCGGCATCAATGTGGTCAGGCTGGGTGATACCTTGACAACAGGCAACCACCGCGTGGTCGAGAAGCTCCGCGCAAGTTGTTGCGTTGGG